GTGCCCTTCAGTTTGCAGATCCCACGAACCGACGGGACCAGCCTCGATCTTATTGTCGAGGCGGGCGGTGTCTTCTTTCTGCTCGGAGCCAACGGCACGGGGAAGTCGAGCCTCATGCACCGCCTCTTTCGCGCGCACCATGAGAACGCTCGGAGGATTACGGCCCATCGGCAGACGTGGTTCGCGTCCAACGCGATTACACTGTCCCCCCAGGAGCGGATGCAAACTGAGCGGAACGCACGGAGCCATGACACGAATCCTGAATCGCGGTGGAAGGACGACTACGCCGCTGCCAGATCTAGCATGGCGATATATGACCTAGTTGATGCTGAGAACGTCCGAGCGCGCCAAATTGCTGACGCAGTCGACGATGACAATTTCGACCTAGCTAAGGAACTGCGGAAAAAAGATGCGCCAATCAAGATTATCAACGAGTTCCTGAAGCTGTCGAACATCCCTATCGCGATCACAATCCGTGAGAACGCACAGGTTGTTGCGAGTAAGAATGGAAGTGCGCCCTATAGCATCGCAGAGCTGTCGGACGGTGAACGAAATGCGGTTTTGATTGCAGCGAACGTCTTGACGTGCAGTCCTGGGACTCTTCTGCTGATCGACGAGCCGGAGCGACACCTCCACAGGTCCATAATTTCGCCGCTTTTGACTTTGTTGTTTGCAAAGCGACCAGATTGCGCGTTCGTCGTTTCAACGCACGACGTAATGCTTCCGCTCGACAATCCCGATGCGCGTACGCTGCTGATCCGTGGCTGCAACTACAACAGCTCGACGGTGAACGCATGGGATGCCGACGTTCTGTCGCCTGAATCGCGCATCAGTGACGACCTAACGAAGGATATACTTGGCGCTCGGCGGAAAATCCTCTTCGTAGAAGGGACGGGGAATAGTCTAGACAAGCCCATTTACAGCTTGATATTTCCGGAAGTGTCCGTGATCGCGAAAGGCGGCTGTCGAGACGTCGAGCGCGCGGTCCTAAGTATCCGTGATGCTAATGAGCTTCATTGGCTCGATGTGTATGGGCTTGTGGACAACGACCGTCGCCCGCAAGGCGAGATCGACCGCTTAAAAGATCAAGGTGTTTACGCTACCACCGTCTATTCGGCTGAGGGAGTTTACTACCATCCCGAGGTTCAGCGCCGGGTCGCGGAGCGACATGCAAGCACGACCGGCAGCGACTTCAACAGCTGTCTCGCCGAGGCGAAGTCGGCGGCGCTTGCGGCGGTGGCCGCTCACATTCAAAGACTCAGTGAGCGGGTAGCCGAAAAATTGGTTCGAGAGGAGTTTTTTCGCCATATACCCAGCAGGGAACAGATAGCCGCGGCCGATCCGGTCAGTATCTCAATCGACGTGCCGGGGGTCGTCGCGGAAGAACGCGCGCGTTTTCAGGAAGTTCTCGAGGCAGGCGATCTGACCACGATTGTGGCGCGCTATCCTATCCGCGAAACGCCGGCTCTGGATGCGATTGTACGAAAGCTGGGCTTTCAAGATCGTCATCAGTACGAAGGTGCAGTGCGCAAGCTTCTTATGGATGATGCCGAAGCTCTCGGTTGTGTTCGAGCTTTGTTTGGTGCGCTGGCGACCGACATCGCTGCTGCCGGCCGCCATGCAGAAGTGGGCCTCTTGGACGACACGTCTGCGATGCTCGCCAGAAGCTAGTCAGCGGCTGTCGCCACGCCATCCAGCCGCACCGCGACGCTGGTGACGCCGTTCCCGGCCGCATCCGCGGCGACACCGATGGGGAAACGCCCAGCGCCCGGCGTGTTCACCTGCTTCGCGGTGTTGTCCCACGCCACGCGCGCGCCAAGCGTCAGGGCCGCGGCGCTGGCTTTGGGGAGCTTGTAGACTCCGGTGGTCGCCAGTTCGAGGGGATCGCCCTCGGCGGCCGAGTAGGCAGCGACGCCGAAGATGTTTCCGACGATCAGCCCGTCGCCCGAGGCGATGCCGCCAGCGGGCGTGGCTACGGTGATGACGTGGCCGTTCTGGAGGTAGTTCTTCATCTCAGAGCCCTTTCGAGGATTGGATGCGGACCACGGCGATGCGTGCCGTGGTGCCGGTGATCTGGCGGTTCAGGTCGCCCAGCGCGGCGGCCATCTCGGCGTCGCTGGCATAGGTCACCCGCTTGCCGTCGTATTCGACGGTGCGGATGCCCTGATAGCGGGCGGCCATCAGGGCATCGCGCCAGGCGGTGAGTTGGGCGAGGTCGGCCATCTTACGCTCCGGGGTTCTGGAACCAGCCGCGGTGGTCAATAAAGCCTGCACCGAAGTCTAGGATCACCCGGATTTCCACGCCGTCCACGTCCCAGCCCGACCGGCTTTCCACCTGCGGACCTTCGTTGCCCGAGAGATAGGCGAACTCGAGGCCGTCGATCTCGCCGGGATCAGCGGTGACATACCAGCGGGTCGCGCTGGAAAGCCGGGGTTCGACCACCAGCGACATCGCGCCCGAGAACGGGTTCACGTCGGCAGCGGTGGCGGGCGCGATGGTGGCGAGCCATTTCTCGGCCACGGTCTCCAACGCGGGCGGCACCAGCAGGTTCTTCGGCGTGACGCGAATGATGCGCCCGTCGATGCCCTTCTGGGTGCGTAGCGCAAGCCGGGCTGCGGACAGGGTGGCGTCGGAGATCACGGCACCAGCACCAACCTTGTTGCCGTGATCGACATGGAACAGGGCTTTCGTGTCAGACAGGGTCGGGCCGTTGCCGCTGTTCGCCTCCAGCAGGGTGACGAGAATCCGCGCCTCGGTCTCGGCGGCCCCCTGGCCCATGCGGCGGGCGAGGTCCGAGAAGGCCCCCAGATCGTCGTTCACCAGCACCTGCCGGGTGATGCCGATCTTCTTCGCCCAAGTCTCGATCTTGTAGGCCTCGCGCGCCTCGGCCATCGTCCCGGCCTTGATCTCTCCGTGCTCGTTCAGCTTTTCCAGCAGCGGCGCTTCGCCCAGCATGATCTTGTTCACCGACCGGAAGTCCCGCGCCGAGGTCTGGCGGCCAAGACGGCGGATGCCCGATGGCGCAGCCTGGTAGGCATCGCGCAGCACGCGGCCCACGGTGTTGCCGAGGATGATCGGGAAATCTGACGTCGTGTGCAGCGCCCGGGTGACCAGGCTGGCGGGCGACAGCGCCATGGTGGACTCGCCGCGCAAGGTCAGCAGTTCCCTGGCCATTTCCACCGGCGTGGCATAGGCATAGCGGCGGGCCGGTTCTGACAGTTCATGGCGCGGATTGATGCGCGCATAGAGGGCCTCGCCCATCTGGCGGGCGCGCAGGGCGGTATCGTCCTGGCTTTCGCCCATCTCGACGCGGACCTGTTCGGAGCGGATCGTCGGCGCGCTGCGGGTCGCCAGCGCCTCGAAGGCGGCACGCCGTGCGGTGTCGGCATCGGCGACGGCGTCGATCTGGCCGTCGATCCAGGACTGGTCCAACCCGGCAATGCGGGCGATGGAGCGGATCTCGGTATTGATCGCGGCGCGGGTCTGTGCCTCGGGCGGGGCAGGCGTGATGGTGGTGTCGGTCATGTTGGTCTCCATGCGAATGCGGGCACCCGGGTCAGCCGGGGTCGGGACAAGGGAAATCTCTTGGGGTGTCCAGCGCACGGCGGTCAGCACGCGCGCGCCGTTCTCGGTGGTCTCGGCCCAGTCCTCGACCGAATAGCCGACCGAGACGTGCCGCAGGATCCCGGACAGGACGTCCTGCCAGAGCGGTTCCACCTCGGGGCGGGCCGAGAAGCGGATCAGTGCCGTGCCGCGCTGGCCATCGACGGCGGCAGCCTGCACGCTGCCGAGCACATCGCGGACGGCGGATTGCCGGTGGGCGTCGAGCACGCTGGCCCCTTGCAACCGCGACAGGTCCACCGCCTCGGGCGCAAGGCTGAGGCGTTCGATGTACTGGCCAGCCATGTCGCGGCGGCGCACAGGCGCGCCGGTGGACCAGATCACCTCAACGGTGCGGTCATCGAGGTTGGCGCTGGCCGGGGCCAGGTCGGCGCGGCGGGTCAGCAGGGTGATGGTGTCATTCATCGGGGATGTCCTCCTTCTGGCCAGGCGGCGCGCCGAAGCTCAGGCCCAGCGCATCGGTGCGCGCCTTGTCGGCGGCAATCTCGGCATCGACCTGTTCGGCGTCGTACCCCCGTTCGGAAATCGCCTGCCTGCGGCTTTTGAGACCGGCGTTGATCGCGAGGATCTCTGCCTCGACGTCCTTCTTGGGATCGACGTAGTCGAACTTGGGAGGGAGCCATTCGCAACCGAGATAGGCCGCAGGATCGCGGTCGAAATCGCGGGCTGGTAGATCACCAGACAGCACCGCCAGCCGTACAAATCGGTCCCATACCGGGCGACAAAACAGATGCACGACGACGTTGTGCTGCAACTGCTCGACGCGGCGGCGGAACTCGATCAATCCTGCCCGGATCGAGGAATAGGTCACGCCCTCCAGGTCGCCCGAGACCAGTTCATAGGGCAGACCCATCCCGGCCGCGACGGCGCGGAGGTGGTTCTTGACGAAGGGTGCATAGGCGTCGTGCTCGGTCGGGTTGGAAAAGCGAATGTCGGTGCCTGGCGGCAGAGGGATAAGGCTGCCAGGCTCCATGCCCACGGTCAGCGCGCCGTTGCTGTTCGTGCCCGACAGCCCACCAGCCGTGCCGTCAGGGTCGGTGATGAAGCCGGTGAACAGCGCCGCCACTTTGGCCTTCACCAGCGCCGCGTCCTCGAACTGGTCCAACTCATGCAGCCGAAGCAGCACCGGGGCCAGCCAGGTGATCCCGCGCAATTGGCCAGCGGCGAGGGGCTTGAACAGGTGCAGGCAATCGGCGGCGGGTAGGCGCAGCGGTTCCAGCCGCAGGGAGGTCAGCGGATCACCGGGCCGGTCGCGCATTACCCAATAGGCGGTGCGCTGCCCAGCGCCGTTGAACTCGATCCCCGCCCGGATGCATGCGCCGCCGCCGATGTCGCGGTGCAGGTCCAACGGCACCTGGTCCCGGTCCAGCAGGTCGATGTGCAGGGAGACGGCAGGGCCTTCGGGCACCACCCGCAGCCGCGCGAAACTCTCGCCGCCCTCGACCATCGCCCGCACGGCCATGGCCTGCAGACCATAGAAGTCGGCCAGCCCACCGGGATCGGCATGATCCGTCCAGCGCAGCCACAGCACCTGCAGTCGCTCGCGCACCGCCCGGTCGGGATGGGTGGATTGCGGCTTGATCCCCGCGCCAACAACATTGCCGACCAGGCTGTCCACCGCCGCCGCGACCCACGGGTTGTTGCGAGCATACCATCCCGCCCGCCGCGCTGCCGTGGTAGCACCCGCAAGGATCGCCGTGTTCAGCCCATCGACTGTCCGCGCGCCCTCCCAACGCCGCCCACCACCCGCAGCGTCAAACGCACGAGTGCCGGGGCGGGCAAAGAGACGGTGGAACAGGCTGCGCATGCGGGGAGAGTCGCATGGCAGGGGTGCGGCAAGCTACTAGGAATGATTGGTAATATTTGCCAAAAGTCTTCAGACGGGTGCAGGCCGCCGGGATCGACAGCCAACCCTGTCAGGCGTTGGTGGTAAGGCGGTCCATCTCATTCGAGAACTCAGCACGGATTGTATCGGCCTCGTCGGTTGGCAGCCAGCGGGTCATATTCGGAACAACGGTCTGCCACATCCGAATATCCTTGTCCGAAAGAGGCAGTGTTTCTGATGTGCGCAGAGTTTCCAGCAGTTTGCCAAGCCGCACGCGGATCGCCTCAAGGTCGGGAGTCGATTGTCGGGCGGGTGGGGCCATCCGGCCGTCACCGAAAAGGCTACCTTGGGCGTCGATAGTCATGAGGTTCTTTCCTTCATGCGGCAGGGAGCCCAAGGACATCCCGATTCAGAGTTGCGCCGAGCGCTTCACCAAGGATGGTATCCGCTTGTGCGGCGAGATCAATATGCTCTGCAACGCGCGCACAGATATCGCGGAAAGCGTCGAACAACGCCAGGTCCACAGGATGATCGACCCTGCCTTCTAGCCAGCGTTGAAGGACGGGGTAGCCGCTGACCTCGAAGGCCCAAAGGGCGGCGGGTAGTCCTTCGACCTGACCGGACCCGTCGGCACACAGCGTCATGCGGTCGCCCTCGGGAGCGGACGGCGCCAGTCCGCCGCCTGGCGTTGGTGCCGTGGCCAGCCGAACGAAGGCCGGGTCGGCGCAGCGTGCAGGCGGGTGTGCGGGGTCGAAGGTCTGGATCGCGCGAATGCGGGCACCGAGTTGCACCGCTCGCACAAAGACCGCGTGGTCGGCCGGGAATGGCACATGCGGAAATACATCCTCAAGATCCTCGGCAAAGCGCAGGCTGTAGCTTTGTGCTGACAACAGGCAGAGGATGGCGTCGAAAACACCCTCCGGAGTCACGGCGACACCGTAGGCAGCAGCCAAGCCTTCGAGCAGAACAACCGAAACATTGGGGCCAGCTGACGCGGGGCGACGGTCATGCAATGGGAAGGCATATCCACCATAGCTGCCACGGAAGGCATGTCGGTCTGGAAGGTTTCCGTGACACCAGACGCCCGGTCCAGCGCCCGTACTGGATGGAAGTGCAAATAGACCAATGTTTTGCGCGCCCCAGACTTCCTGAAGGTCCGGACGCAATCGATCATTGTAAACAACGTGCCGGTAGTGAAAGCGCGTGTCGAACGGCCTATACGAGGCAGGTTGTATCAAAGTCTGATCGACAGGAACGGCGCGTGCTGCGGCAGCCGTGCGAGCGCCGATTTCGTTGAATGTCTCGCGCGCTTCGGCAATTGGCGCTGCAATGAAGGATTGGAGACGATCGGTAAGTGCAGCCCGACTGATGTCATAAACCAAATGATCGCGTTTCGTTTCAACACCACTGTGGGCGAAATCAAAGCACTCCCGTAGGCTTGGCCACTCTCCGTTTCCGAATGGTTGCGGACGGAAGTCTTCAAGCGCTTCGCGCACAACCGGGATGCTGCTCGGCAAAAGCCCCGCTGCTGCGCCCCCCTCCAGCCAATCGAGTTTGGCCCGACGCGAGAAATGTCCTTCGGCCCAGGAGTCGAGGTAGTGGATTTCGGCAGGCTGCCCGCCGCGCGAACCGTCGGCGATGGCGATGGTGATGGCCGTGCCCACCTGGATGTTGAAGACGCCGACATCCCGGTCGATCCCTGCCCGCGGCCCTCGCCGCAGGTCGCCGCGAAGGTCAATGATCTCGATCCGGTCAAAGCGGCTTCGCATCATCTGTCGCAAACCGGCATAAGGCCAGCCGGTCAGGAACTTGCGGTTGGAGATGAAGGCGACGACCCCGCGCTGCGGTGCGCCCTCGGCCTCGAAGATCTTCCACATCGCCCAGCGCCAGAAAGCAACCGACAATTCGGGAAAGGTATTCAACTGATTGCCCTGATGCGCTTCGCGCACCGGGCGTTTCAGGTCGTCCCACAGCGCGTTCATCCACTGGCCGACGAGCGTGCGATCCTCGCCCTCCTCCAGTCGCCGGTAGGGCGGGTTGCCGATGATGGCGAGGATGGGCTGCTCTGCCTTGATCCTGTCGGCGGCACGCCGTTCTTCGGTGATCCCCGCCGACACGAAGCCGAGCCGACCAAGTGGGGCAGCGGCACCCGGTTCGGCCAGTGTATCGGCCAAATAGACGCCGAGTCGCGGCAATGCCGGTCGCGGACCCGGCGCTGCCGGATCGCGCAGGGTATGATGCAGCCGGTAGTGCGCCACGGCATAGGGCCCGACGAGCAGTTCAAGCCCGAACATCCGTCCAGCCAGGTTGCGCAGTTCAAGGTCTGCTCGGCCTTGCCCGCCCGCTGCCGTTGCCTCGTCCCTTACCCGCTCAGCCACGCCCAGCAGAAACGTGCCGGTGCCGGTGGCGGGATCGAGGATTGTCAGATTCGGATCGCGAAGGCCGTTCAGCCCGAGGTTGGCGCGGGCGACGCGGTTCAGAGCACCCGCCATGAACCGAACGACCTCTACCGGCGTGAAGTATACGCCATGGCGTTCTCGCGCCGCCGGGTCGAAGACAGACAGGAAATCCTCGTAGAAATACAGGATCGGGTCGGGGTGTCCCGGCCGGATCGCGAGGATCTGTGGCGCGAAGCTGTTCACAGTGTCCAGCAGGACAGTGAAACCAATCCCGACAACATCAAGGATCTCGGCCTGCGTCAGGACGCGCAGGGCTGTCCGCATCAAGGGATGCTCTGCGGGCATGTGCTGGTAAGCCGTTGCTTCGACAGGGCGACCGCTGCCTTCCCGCACAAGCAACAGGCCGAACGCCAAGGTTTGCGCAAATGCGGATGCAAACAGGATGTCGAAGTCCTGCGCAGGATAGCCGCCCGCTTCCGGATGCGCGTAAAGCACGGTCTGGAATTCGGCATGAACGTCAAGCAGAGGGTCTGCTGCCACGTTCTGTTGCCGGAGGTCTGCAAGCCGGTCCTGAATGATGCCACGCACCAACCTCGATGAATGCGCAAGCAGTTCAGCAAGATGCTGTGCGTCCCGTGCGACCGGTTCCTGACCCGCTCCTGCTGCGAGACGCTCGAACAAGGCAAGCAGAGGGGCAGTATCATGCGCGCGGATGAGCCGGGCTGCTCGCGCATCGTCACAGGTTGGATCAATGGCCTGATCTGGAACAATACGGGCCATCGCAAGCTCGTCGCTCCGCTGGAACAGAAGAACATCGACGAAGTTGGATGTGCACCAGCACTGCAGTTCCCGAAATCGTTCTGCCTGACGCTTGTCATGCGGGGTGCGCCAGCGGGCTGGGTTCGCCGGTTTGTCCGGGGCCTTCAATTCAACAAAAGCACGTGCCGGAGCACCAGCGCGGACCAGCGCGATATCTGGTCGGCCAATCCCTGGATTGACGAACTCTGGAACTACGGTGAGCCGGGCACCCACCGGCATTTCGGCCAGAGCGCTTTCGAGCAATTCCTGAAAGGCCGGTGCAAGAGCCGGTTCTTGAACCGCAGCATGCGCACGCCGCAGGTCGCGAATTCTCTGCGCATAGCGCAGCAGGTGGTCATGAATCGGCATTGCTGAAGTCGGACAAAGGCTGCACCGGGATTTACATTATGTTGATGGCGAGGGAGATCGCCCTTCAAGATCAAGTAATACTTCACGAAGTTAGCCAGGTCGAGCGAATGATTTGCCGCTGAGGTCCGCGCCCAGTTCCGGCGTGGAAACGCTCCACCCCCTCCGCCTCCTCGTTCAGCCGCATCCCCATGCTGATCAGGCCGTGCAGGGCGGCGTGTGCGTAAACGAAGGTGTCCAGCGCTTCGTTGCGTTCGCCGTCGCGCTTGGGTTGCCAGGAACGGATGGGACGGCCCTTTTCGAAGCGGGTGACGACACGTTCGGCGGTCAATTGCCGGAAGTAATCGGCGTCGAGGCGGCGCGGGAAGTGGATGGCGCCGGGACCGGGTTCGGTCAGCTTCAAGCGGGCGTAGACCGCGTCCTTCACGGCATCGACGCCGACGATGAAGAGCGGGATCTTTGCCTTGTTGCTACGGGTGGGGCGGCGCGGCCAGACCGGGATCGCGGGGCCGCCCCGGCCTTTGATCGCCCAGATGCGGCGGGCAAGGCGGGTGCGACAGAATTCGTAGGCCATCTTGGTGTGATGACCGCCCGTATCCACGGCTACAGCGCGCACGGGTAGGTCGCCATAAGTGCCGTTCAGCATGCCATCCAGATCGGCCCAGAGGCGCGGGCCAGAGGGATCTCCCCACAGCACGCGGTAGTCGATCACCCACGCTTCCTCGTCGCGACCCCAGCCGACAATTTGCACCTCGATCCTGTCGCCTTGCACATCGACGCCCGCCGTCAGCACGGCTACGCCGGGGGCGAGGTCGCTGCCCCAGTCCTCGCGCCGCGCCATCAGCGGATCGGCTGGAACGGTGTCGCCCGCCTGGTCCTCCCACGACTCGCCAAGCTTGGTGTTGACCCAGACCTGCAGGCGGGCGGGATCCCTGGCGACGCGGGCATGTTCCTGCGCGATCTCGGCCCAAGTTTCCCACGGCGAATAGAGCGATGACAGGTGGAACCCTGCCGTGCGGCCATCGCCCGACGCGGTCGGACGCCATTCACCAGCGGTCAAAAGCCGAGGTTTTTCGTGTTCATGATGCACGCCGCCGCAGGCCTCGCAGACCAGATAGGCGGCGTCGCGCTGTCCCTCTGGCCAACGGATGCGCGCCCAAGTGATCGGGGCCATGTCGCCGCAGTGCTGGCAGGGGACATGGAAATACCGCTGATCGCTGTCGAGATAGGCCGCCTCGATGCGGGAATGACCCTTCAGCGTGGGCGTCGAGACCATGTAGATCTTGCGCCGCCCCCGGAAGGTGGTGGTGCGCTGGATGGCCAGATCGACGGGATCGCCCTCGCCATCCGCATCGCCGGGATAGCCGTCCACCTCGTCCAGGAACAGATACCGGACGGGTGTGGATCGCAGGCCGACGGCGCTGTTCGCCCCGGTCATCACCAGCTGGCCGCCGGGGAAGGATTTGCGGAACAGGCTGTTTCCGGCGTCCCGCGACCTCGGGGCTGAAACCAGATCGCGCAGTGCGGGGGTGGCCTCTATCAGCGGGTCAATCCGCACAGTGGTGTTGCGGCGCACCATGTCGAGCGACGGCATGACCAGCATGGCGATGCCCGGGGCGTTCTGGATGATGTAACCGAGCCAGTTCAGCCCGGCCTCGGAGCCACCCGTTTGCGCCCCCTTCATCAGCACGACCCGCTCATAGGGGCTGGAGGTGGACAGGGCATCCATCACCGCGCGAAGGTACGGCGTGCGATCCGTGCGCCAGCGCCCCGGTTCCGCCGAAGTGGGCGGCAGGATGCGGTGCAGGTCGGCCCATTCCGACACCGGGATGGGCGGTTCGGGGCGGATGCCGCGCCGCCAGGCGAGGTCGATGTCAGGCACCATCGCCGAAGCTCCCCAACGGCATGTCGGCCAGGTGTTCGAGATGTTCGCGCATCATCCGGTCCAGCGCCGCAAAGGTGGCACGGGGATCGGCCCCGACCTCAGCCGCCAGCAGCGGCGCTGTGCGCTGGATCCATGCCATGTGGGCGTCGCGTTCTGCACGCGCGCGGGCGAATACCGTGCGGGTGGCGGCGGCGGTTTCGACCAGCAGGCCCTGTTCCTTTTCGAAGGCCAGCTTGGCGCGCTGCACCTTCACGATCTCATGCAGCCGTTTGGCCTCGGCCAGCGTAGTCGAGACGCGGGCAGGAGCAGGGCTGACACCACCCTTGTTGCGGCGGGCGGGGTCGAGGTTGTCCTCGATCCACGCGAGCCCTACCGCCACGTCGATCCGGCCGTCCGCACGCACCGGCAGCCCCTCGGCCACCAGTTGCGAGATGCGGCCCTTGGTCAGCCCGACGCGGGCGGCGAAGGCGGTCTTGGTCTCATGGCTGTCGAGTTTAGTCATTTCCGCCCCCTGACGCTGGCGGGCCAATGCGCTGCGCTCCCCCGCATAGGAATTGGCCCGGGAGGAACCGCCGCTTTCCCGATCCTTCCCGATGGATGCCCCTCAGACCGGCCAGCGGGGCGCGGCGTATGACGCAACAATGACGCAGGAATGACGGGTTTCGGGGCGTAAGTCGTTGATAGTGTTGAGATGACGCACCTGCCCGGGGAACATTTTATATAGGGGGTATATTGGGTGTTCAGATTTGGGTGGTTTTCCCCTTCTATCAAAAAGGTCTGAGCCAAGTGCGTCACCTCAACACTTTCAATGGGTTGCGGCTGAAAGTCCGTCATTCTTGCGTCACCCTTGCGTCACTGTGATGCCGAGGAAGAACCGGCCCGCGCTGGTGCGCTTGTGCTGGATCCCGGCCACCTGAGCCTGCACGCGCTGGACGAAGCCGTTGATCGCGGGGATCTTCTCGGTCTTGAAACCCTCGGCCAACGCCCAGTTCTGGAAGCGGAGGTGCGCATCGCGGGTGGCCAGCATCGGGCCTCCGTTCACGATGGGCGTGACCCGCACGCAGGCGTCGATCCAGGCCAGCACCGGGTCTTCGCCCAGCACCCACTCGATCAATGCCTCACGGCAGCTTTCCGGGATGGCGAAGTTGCGTTGGCGGATCAGCCGCGCAGCACCCTCCACCGCCCATGCCAAGAGGAGGTCGGCTTCCTCGGAGGCGATTCGCTTGCCGATATCCTCGATGCGCTCTTCGAGGGGGATGGTGCGGGTGAAGGGGATCAGCAGCAGGCGGCGCTGCACGCCCCGGTCCACGCCGCCCTTGAAGCTGGGCAACTGGTTCGCGGCGAACAGGTTCTGCGCCACCGAGCGGAACTCGACCCGGCTTTTGTAGACATCGCGCCCCTCGATCGGCTCGCCGGTGACGACGGATTTGAAGATGTTGGAGGCGATGGCCTCGGGCGACAACTCGTCGGAGGCGTTCAGGAGTTTGCCGACGAGGCCGGTGACATGCCGTTCATCGCCCATCTTGGCGGCGGGGATGCAGCAGATGGCGCTGGCGGGCAGAAGACCGCGCGCGAGATCGAGGATCTGGCTCTTGCCGTTCTCGGCGGTCTTGCCGTGCAGGACGACGGCACGCGGTTGCACCAGGCGCGTGGCATAGCCCAGCGCGGCTGATCCGCAGACCTCGGCCAGCAGATCGCATTTCGCCTGAGCGTCCGGATCGCCCTTGAAGCTGCCGGTCAGAAGGCGGCGCAGCATCGAGCCTTCGGGCGGGATGCCGGAGGTGCCGGGGCTCCAGCGGCCGGGCAGGGTGTGGCGGCAGCGGTGATTGCGGTGGTGCGGTTCCAGATGGGGCGTGCCGGCGGCATCGAAGCGCAGGAAGCCCGAGGCGCAGTTGATGCCAGCGGGCGGGGTGTCGAAGAAACCGGGCTCGGCGCACAGCGCAGCACATTCGTGCAGGACTGAGTTGACGCGGGTCTGGGTCAGCTTGACGTTCGAGGGCTCGCCTGCGGGCGTCTCGAAGCTTGCGCCGTCATAGGTGTGGACAGGCAAGCGCAATTCGTGGGCCGGGATCGCCTCCCAATGGGTGCCGACGTAACGCCAGAACTCGCCTTCGGCATGAACGATGCGGCCATGGCGTTCGGTCAGATCCTCGCGCACGCGCTTCGCCATCTCCACGTCCGACCCGATGTAGAGGCGCTTGCGGCCCTGCTCGGCCTGGTCCGGGCGAAAGAGTTCCGCAGCGGCGATCCGGTTACGAATGGCCTCCTCGCCCTCGCGCAGCATGACATCGTTGAAGTCCTCGCCTTCGGGCGGGGTGGCGATCATCACCGTCAGCCCGCGCAGTGCGAGGGCGGTGGCGGCCCGGGTGATCATTCCCTCGGCCTTGCTGCCGGGCGCGTCGCCATCGCGGGCGATGATCACTGTCGCCTTGTCCGGAACGGGCGCGCGGGCGATGTTCGAGATTCCGAGGCAGGCCCAGACCTCTTGACCGGTGGCCTGCCAGACCGACAGCGCGGTTTCGACACCCTCGCAAAGCACCAGAGGTTCGCGGCCGGGCAGGCGCACGGCGGAACGTTCGGCCCAGCCTTCAACCGCCTTGTTGGTGCGCTTGACGGGATTGACCGGAGCCTTATTGCCCTCGGCTGTCAGATAGACCTGCTGGATCGCCAGCACCTCGCCCGCCGCATCGGTCGCCAGCGCGACCATCGCGCCGTAGCTGCCATAAGCGTTCCGGCGATAGCGGATGCAGTCGGGTGGCTGAATGGCGATTCCGCGTCTGTGCAGGTAGGCGTGGACTGGTGTGCCGTTCGGAACCTCGGTCTGGCGGACGATTTCTGCGACCTTGGCAGCGAGTTCTGCCTCCGACAGTTCCACGGTACGGCCCGCGCCAGATGTCGGGGCCTTGGCGGGTTTGGTGGCGGCGGGTTTGGCGGCGGTCCAGGACGCAGGCATTTCCGCATCGCCCAGCCAATGGCGTGCCCATTCCAATGCAGCCTTTTCGTCCATCCCGAAGTGATGACGGATCAGTTCTGGCCCGGCGCCGCCCGTTCCGGCCTCATGGTCATACCAGCGCCCGGCGTCCTTGCCTGCGATTTCCACCGCGATGCTGCCCTTGGTCCCGAAGCGCAACTGCTGCGCGCTGGACAGGGCGCGGTTCTGGGTGCCGAGCAGTTCCACGGCGAGATCGGCGATCCGGTCGTTCAGCAGTTCCGCCAGCCGGGCCGCCGACATGCGGGTGGCGCTGCGCGCCTTTCGGGCAGGCGGCGCATCGTTGAAATCCAGAGGATGGTCCTGCACAGTCATTGGCGGGTTGCTTTCACGGTGCAAAGCAGGATCGGCATGTCGGGCCGCACGGATTGCACGAGATTGGTCCAGGCGATCTCCTGTTCTGGGCGGGTCTCGATGATCAGCCCGTTCCGCCCCGCGACGGCCATCATGGCGATGCAGGAGTAGGCCTCAGGCGGCGGGGCGCTGGAGATGATCGCTACGCCATCGACCATGCCGATCATCCGCTCAAGATGGGCGAGGTTGTATTGTTCGGGGCCCAGCGCGCAGTCGGTGTCATCACCCACCATGATGATGAAGGGTCGGGCCAGAAGGTCGAGGCCGCGGTTCAGTCCTTTCGCGCTTTGCGGGATCACCAGGTAGCCGATGCCGAAGTGGCGGATGGCATGGACGATGGGCAGAAGGTGCGGGGCCTTCTCGGCGGCGGCGGATTCGAGGCGGTCGAGGACGTCACCGGTCATTTGGGAGAAATCATTCAGCACGGGCAAAACCTTCCTGCATGGCGATCCAGTCCATCAGCGTGCTGCGGCGGGCGGCAATGCGCGCCCCGATCCGGAAATGCGGCAGCGGGCGCTTGGTGCTGGTGACGAGGTAATAGACGCGGCGCTGGAACCGGAATTCGTCGCTGTTAAAGATGAAGCGGGCAATCTCGGCCGCGCCCACCAGCATGTCGGGTGCGAGGGAGGCGGGCGCGGTCATTTGCCCCTCCCGGTGCGCGGTGCGCTCGGCCGGCGGTCGGCGGCCTGTTCGCGGGCGATCAGCCAGTCGCGAATGGCCTCGGTGCGGTAATAGACCTGCCGCCCGATCAACACGTACGGCGGGGCCTGGCGCAACTGGCGATCACGCTGGCAGGTGCGCAAGCTGACCCCGCGCCGGGCGGCATATTCCTCCTCGGAAATGAAGCCTTCGAGGAAATCCGGGATTTCGGCGACGGGCGTTGCTGTCCCGTGGCCATGGGGTGACATTGGCATGTTCATCGACGTCTCCTTCATGCAGACGACGCAATGCGCCGCCGATGAACGAGAAATGCCGAAAGCCAAACACCCGAAAAAGCGCCCCGAAAATGCCCCCGAAACGATAATTTCGGGGGGTCAGGCTTGTCCGGTCTTGGCTGCGTTGTAATCGAGGCGGATGTTGTTCTCGATGGTCTTGGGCGTCGGACATTCGCGCCGGGGATAAGTGTGGCGGTACCAGTCCGCGAGGGTGCGGGACTCAGCCGCCAGACTCGATGCCAGTTCCTTCGCGGCCGCGCGGCGCTCGAACTCGACCTTGATGATATCGATGCCCTTGTTGGGCCGTCCCGGCGTTCCCTTGGGGATCAGGTCGTCCTCTACCGGCGGCGCGATGGCAGCAGGTGGTGCCTGCACCTTAACCGGCACCCCCATGCGGATGTCGAACAACTCCACACCCGGCCCCTTGGCCGTACCCTTGATTACATCGTCCAGCTTCAACGTGCGCCATGCCGATGCCGGGATCTTGCGCCAAGGCGCGAGGGGCGAGCCTTCGCGCGCCCAGATCGTCAGAACCCCGCGCCGCAGCTTGGACATCAGATCGCCCTCGATCTGCATGAGGATCTGCTTCTGTTCCTCAAGCAGCCGCTGGCCGTGGCTGTCGAACTCGCTCAGCACATAGTAATCCGGGTTGCGGACGCTGCCGACATATTCCCAGCGGCCCTCATGCTCGACCTGCTTCTTCTTGCGATGATAGGCGGCCATCAGGTCCGGGTCGGCATGGACCCGGTAGGCGATGGCAAGGTGCTTTGACGCGGCTGCATCCGGGGGAAGATCATCATCCTGTGCTGTCATGGGCGCTCGGCCTCCGTGGTGGCGACCTGATCCGGCGACGGCTGCAGCATGAAGGCGCCCACAGTTTCGGCGGCCTTGCGCAGCGGATCGTCGAACAGGTGGGCATATCGCTGGGTGGTTTGCACCTGCGTATGGCCAAGCATCTGGCCGATCAAGGGCAGCGATGCGCCCGCCGACACAAGGATGCTGGCGAAGGAATGGCGGATATCGTGGATCCGGACATTGGGCTGGAACTCGGTCTTGGCGTTGCCCTTGCGGTCGAGGATCGGCTTGCCCTTTGCGTCCAGCAGCGGCACCTCCGCGCCGAGCCCCGCCTTGCGGCAGACCGTCACCCATGTGCGCTTGATCTCGGTCAGCGGCTTGCCGGTCGGGCCGGGGAACACGAAGGGGCTGGGCCGCTCGCCCGCCGCCTCGGCCTTGAGACGCGCGACCTCCCGCATCTCGAGCAGCAGCCGGATGGCGGGGCCGGACAGCGGCACTCGGTGCAGTTTGCGCTGCTTTGTGTGCGCCGAAGGCTTGGTCCAGACGGCATTCTCAAGGTCGAACATCTCCCATGTCGCGCCCAAGACCTCGCCACGCCGTGCGCCGGTCAGCATCAGGAGTTTGATGGCGTTCGCGGACATGGGCTCGGAATGGTCGTTCAACGCCCGCGCCAGCGCGGCGATCTCGACCTTGTTCAGGAAGCGGTTGCGCTTTTCCTCCTCGTTGCGCCGCACACCCGAGGCGGGATTGTCCTCGCGCCATTTCCAGCGGATCGACAGGTTGAATGCCTTGCGCAGCACCTCGACGGTGCGATTGGCGCGCACGGGTGTGCCCCGGATATCGGTGATGTCGCGGTGCAGGGCATCGACATCGTCATGCGTGATCAGCGCCACCTTCATCTTGCCGAAGCGCGGCAGGATAATCTTGTCCCACATCATCCGCTCGTCGGCCTGACTGCGTTCAGCCTTCTTGGGCAGGTGTTCGCGGGAATAGCGGTCCCACAACTCCTGCACGGTCGGGGCTTCGCGTTGCGCCTGTCGCTCGCCCATCGGGTCGGTGCCCAGATCGACCTCACGCTTCATAGCCTTGGCGGTCTCGCGCGCGGCGGCCACCGTCCAGTCGGGCCACGCGCCGATGGTGATGCGACGCTGCCGCCCCTCGGCGCGGTAGTCCAGAATGAAGGATTTGGCTCCGCCAGGCGTGATGCGCAGGGCAAAGCCCTTCACGTCGCCATCCCACAACATGGTCTGCCCACGCAGCGGTGGCAGGGCCTTGCGTGCGGTTGCCTCACTCAGTTTCTCCGACATTCCGACCCTCCCCGTGTCAACACTGTGTCAACACATCATATGGCTGTTTTTGTCGTCCTCTGGCGCTGGTTTACATCTGGTCGCGCCGAATAAGGTTGCAAATACAGTGCTCTGGGAGAGTAAGCCGGAATTTGTGTCAACAATCAAGGCTCTAGATGTTGTGGGTTATCTGGCTCATAACCTGAAGGTCGTAGGTTCAAATCCTACTCCCGCAACCATCGTTTCCGACCCAGCCCGTGCCATAAGCGCGGGCTTTGTCGTTTGCGCTGGAAGAAGGAGAATGATGGCCTGCCTTTTCGTGATGCCTTCCGCTGAATCCGTGCCGATCTTTGCGATGTCTTTTCTCAATTGCGCGATCAGGTTGAGGTCGATCGTCACATTTGAGGTGACGGGCTTGGTTGCTTTGGCGGGTGTCGGGCGGGTGTCATTGGTCTCAATGGGGGACGTGCTGATGTTCAT